GCCGCGAGCGGCTGCAACTTGAGGATCCATTGCCTCTTGTCTATCGAAGTATGAGTTTATATGTGGACTATCTTGGAAATCTTCATGTGCTTTTAAATATTGTTCGTGCTTATCTGAAGAGTGTTCTGCAGGTGGAGTATCAAAGTGAGACATGATAGGGTGACTATCAAATTCATGTGATGTATATTTATCTGCTTTAGCATTTGGATCAATATCAATGTATTTTCCATTTACCTTCATTTCTTCTAAAGGATAAGCGCTTTTATGTCCATGGACATCTGTCTCTTTGCTATATGCTTCATGTGGATCATTGTTAAGCCACTTAGAATAATCAGACCCTGAACGACTCCAACCTTTAGTATCGGTCGTAAACTTACCTTGATCATTTTTCTTATCGTATCCAGATCTTTCCCAAGGCTTAGGATCAACTGCTTCGATATTTAGTTTGCCACCAGAGTGATCATTAAGTCCATTTCTTGTAAGCTTATTAGACATTTGCATCATCTTAAAGATCTGACCCATATGCTTATTAGCTAGATCTTTCTTGCCTTCTTTTAGTGCAGCTTTATACTGAGAAGCATGATGAGATAAAGCATCATGAATCATATTAGGTTCTGTCTCTTTATCCATATGTGTACCAAAATGCATTACAGCATGGTTTGGATTCTTCTTAGAATAAGATGTTGCCATCTTCTCTAAAGATTCCATAACGTGTTCTAAGAGATAATCATCTCTCATATACTTAATAAGGAGTTGAAGGTTTTGGTCTTCTTGTGTCCGTTTAATAAGCAGTTCTTTAAAGTTATCCAACTTCATAGTTGCTCCTTAAGCGTCTAATAATTCAGTTCTTGTAGGGTTTGCACTTGCTCTTACATATTTAGCAGATGTAATAATGTAGCTTTCACCAGTGGTTAACATTACTGCTGGAGTTGTTGAAGCGTTGACAGCTGGACTTGAGTCGTCATCGCTGAAAGAAAAATAAGTATTTGCTCCTAGCACAACTCTAAGAACGTTACCTTGGCCAACTTCAACCCAACCAGCTGAAATATCAGAAGATATAACTGTTCCGATTATATGAAGTGACTGTAGAGCTTGAGCAACGTCTACCATACTCATTGTGATTTGTTTTCTGATTTTATTAGTTGCGGCCATGAAATACTCCTATAATTTGTCTATAGGAGATATTATACCAGGTCTAACCGATGTGGGGAGCGTCGGTTTTAAAACTAAAATTGAGACTTTAAATAGCCTATTGCACTATTTAATAGCTCTATCGAATCCCTAAACTTTCCTAAGCTAGAGTTACAATCAAAGCATAATAAACCTCTAATTTTATTAGTTTTATGACAATGATCAACTGCTAGCCTTTTAACTTCTCCGCTATTCTTATTAAGTTTTGTTTCTTTTTCTTTACAGATAGCACATACGTTATTTTGTTTTTGTAGTATTTCAGCATACTCACCACTATCTATTCCGTATGTGTATTTTAATCTAGAGTTTCTGATTTTCTCTGGATGTAATTTTCCCCATTTCTTTTTTCTATTGTTCTCTATTCGTTTGTTATATTCTGGATCTATTGATCTTTTAATCGCTCTATCTTTTTGAGTACATATTTTACAGGTTTTACATCGGTTATTTGTCTTAGCATTGTTTATATAAAATTCTGTCGAATCTTTATCGGCTTTACAAACTTTACATATCATTTTTACTCCACCTTAGAAGGCGTGGAATTACCTCTTAATGATGCCTTTTTATCTTTAGATAATAAATTTAAGCGATCTCTTGATTCGTTTCCACAAGACTTGCATTTGTGTTTTTGAAACTTACCTGTGTTTGTGTATGCAAAACCGTTTTTAATAAATTCTTCACTTCCACATTTGCAGATATTGTCTAGTTTATCGTGGTAAACATTAAAGTTAATGCGATTGTTATCCCAAACAATAAGCTTATGATATAACTCTTCCAAGGATAGTACATCGTATTTATTATAGTGTTCCATTTCTTTCCAAGCTTCCATGTTATCTTTAAGACATTCAGTCCAAAGCTCATGTCCTGCAAATTTACCATGATTTACTTGCTTTTTGTATTTTACACATAATTTATCTGTCATATAAGCCAATTTATTACTTGTAAAAGCAAAATGTCTTTTGGCTATTTCTTGTGTATCAATATGTCTAAAACTGCTTGGAGGTGAAAAACCACTGAGGATGAATCTTGCATTTAATTTCTTTTGATCGAAACGTTTACCATTCTGTGTAATGACAATGTCAGCTTCATCTAATAAATCCCAAATACCTTTTAAAATCTTAGAATCATCTGCAATGTTTTTAATACCACGTTGATCTTGGTACATTACTTTTTCTGGTCCATCGTTAAGCCATTTAGCACTCCAACTTAAGATATGCCAATCAGCTTGAATTTGATTAAGACCTACATTGTTTTCCCACAAACCCCAAACATGTGCAATAATAGGTGCAGTCTCGATATCAAAGATTAAAACCTTTGGGGAGCTTTTGGGTGTAGCAACTACTTTTTTAGCTTTTGCTACTTTCTTTTTAGAAGCAACCTTTTTAGGTGCTTTAATCTTCTTAGCCATTATTTTTCTCCAGTTTTTCTATATGTCTATCTAAATACCATCTAGCTTTCTTAAGGTCTTCTACTACTTTATTTGGATCTTTCTTACCAGCTCTAGAGATGTATTTAACAACATTTCCTAAATGAAAACCAAGTCCCCATGCTTCAATAGCATCAATGGGTTGAACCTCGGATGCGTTATAGTGCTTAGGGAATTTAATTATATCTTCACATTTTTCACAAACACTACTTGGAAGTCTAGAAGTATGAACTTGTTCGCCGCAGCTATTACAATTATAAAATCCCATCGTCATCCTCCCAGAAATCTTCTATCTTAGTTTTACCGAATGTTATATCTCCATATGTGAATATAGGGTCGGTAGAAACATAAATGACTCTATCGAAGTTTTTACTTTTTTCTTTATTCTTCTTAGCATTACTTTGTATACGTTCTATGAAAGCTTTTCTAGCATCATCACCATATAGGTAACCGTATTCTTCATGTATAAGGAAATCATCTTCAAATACTAGTGCTGGGTAATTTACAGTTAATTCATTAGTAAGTTTAGCAACCTTAAACGATTGTAATCCTAATCTAAATCTTAAAAAGTATATACCATTAGTAGTGCTATGCTCAATAAGAGCGATAGGAAGTATGTCTCCCTTTTGGTAGATTTCACCTAGTTCATCTAATTTTTCATAGTGGTAGTCACTGTTTTTATGACATACCCTATCTAGAAAATATTTCATGACATCCATAAGATCCTATTGGTTACTTTCTTTTTTCTACTCTTTCTGCTAATTCTAATAACTTTTTAGCCAATGCTTTTAATTGCTTAGGTGTTATTTTTAAAGGTAGATTTCCATCTTTTTCCGCCATGTGACCTTGAATATGTAAGTAAATATTTTTATTATCATCTATATTATTATATAAATTATCTGCAGCAAATACAATAGAATCTTCTTCAGAACCATAACCAACGTAATTAACTTTCATCATATTAACACTCCTTTATATTCTAAATTCTTCTGGTATTAAATAAACCGCATACCATAGACCTTTTAATGTTTTATTCATTTTTTTTGGTAGATTTCACCTAGTTCATCTAATTTTTCATAGTGGTAGTCACTGTTTTTATGACATACCCTATCTAAAAAGTGCTTCAACATGTCCATAGTGCCTCTTATTAGTATATTCTTTTTAAAACATCAAAGTCAGCACCAGGAGTAAACTGATGGGCACAGTATCCATCAAGATAATAATGTGAAAGTGAAACGACATCTGCTGGATCTAGTGTTGCTTTTTTTACATTCGTTATCTTATCTCTAACTTGTATAGCATGAGATGCTAATATCTGTTCTATTTGATCAAAGTTAAAAGATAATGTTTCTGGATATGTTGTATAAATAATTAATGTCTTGAACTCTCTCATAATTTCTCCTTGTTAGATATATTATACTGATTTTAAATCAAATAGATGCGATAACACTTCTGATGAGGTACCGATTAGGCCATTAATTCCATATTTAAGGAATCTCTTCTTCACTTGTTCATTGCGTTTCATTATAGTAGTAGTAAATTTGCCACCCCTAGATGCCATGCGTTCTTTGAGAACCTCTTCTGTTTCGTAAATACATACTATTGTAAAATTAAACTCATCGGAGTGTCGACGAATAAGTGTTCCAATCTTGAATGTTGGGTCATAAATTTTAGGTTTATCACCAGGAGTCCTTAGGAGCTCTAGGTGATCTTTCTTACTATTTCCATCATAGGATACATATTCGTATTTATCAAGTAGTTGGGCAGCTATCCAACTTTTGCCAGCAGATGGTGCACCGATTAATAATGTTATAGTTGGAAGATTGGGGTTATGAATACCAGTATAGTGATTTACTTTAGAAGGCTTAAGTGAAGGTGGCAATTTTAAATCTATATTTAGAGTCAATAAGTCCTCCTTGAATAAAATTTTCCACTTAACTTGTGGATATTCTACTCTAAATAATTCATATTTTTCACTCTGATCATCAGATAAATAGCCTTTTATTTCTACATATTCATCTGAAGCGGTTAAATAAAAATCAGGTATGTAGTGTTTGCTATTGGATAGTAAAAAGGCATTGCTTTCATATTTAAAATCTATATTATTTGACTCTAAATATTTAGCATACTTACTCTCCCAAGAACTTCTCATATTTATCGTTTTACCATTCATAAGTACGTGTTCTGTTTTATTACCATGACAATGAGACAACCTTGTTCCATCTATTATTTGATTAGTGGCTGTTTTTGACATTTTGTTAATTGTTTCTTGTGAATTTTTACGTCCAATATTGGCGTTATTACAATCTCTTAAGGGTATATTAGCCTCTCTAAGAATTTTCTGTATCGAGAGCTGTGTAGCACCTAATCCCTTAACAAGAAAATTAACTGACTTATTATTGTTTAAGTATTGATCTATAATATAATCCTCTTTTCCTATTGTAAATTTGTTTGGGGCTCTATCCTCTTTTCCTTGTTTAGTTCTATTTTTTCTAGCCTCTTTAAGATCTCGTAAAGGGATGCCATGATGAATCAACGCTCTCTTAACAACCCTGCGATTAACTAATCCAACAAGTTTAACGATATCTCTGGTAGATAATCCCTCTATTATATATTTCTGATAAAGCCAATCTTTGTTTTGTAAGTTAATATTTACATCTTTTTTGTGACTTACTGGTCCTTTATTTTTAGATGTTTGAGATTTAGATGTACCTGCTGATCTAGTTATAAAACCATATCGTTTTATATACTTAGAAACTATTACAGTAGTTACACTCAATTCTACAGCAATAGTTCTCATAGATTTTTGTTGAATCTCATATTGATTTTTAAGCCACTCTTTGTCTAACAGTTTTTCATTTGGTTTATTCATATAAATATTATACCATACAATGCAATTAACTAGTCTGTATGGGGCAAATTAGACAAGTAAAAAATAAAAAGGCCAACATGAAGCTGGCCTAGTTTTAGAATAATTTCAAATACTTAGAGATTATTTACCCATGTTACCAAAAACACAGTTAAATCTTGGTGTATACACAAACAGCGCGCCGTATAGGACGATAGCAAATTCGAGTGCGGTCGTAACGATCGCGAAGTTTATTTTACTCAAAGGAGCTAGTTGTTTGAATCTCATACATTCTGCAGACATGTCTAGTAAGAATGCTTCTCCAAGTCCTGGTTCTTTTGCATTAGAATCAACGATAGTAGCATTTGGCTTGTAGTTACCAATGAACGTCTCAGATCCAACAGCACCACCTGGAGCTGAACGATATACCTTAATATGCTTAGTTCCTGAAGGAATTGCGGCGAGAGCGATTGAAGATACTTCACCAGCAACAGCAGCTGTATCTGGAGTAGCCTGAATTGGAGATGACTCACCAAAATCATTAACAAAAGTTAATTTATATTGATAAACACCAGCAGCAAGACCTTTTGTTCCAGCGATAGCAGCAACATGAGTAACTACAGCAGCAGCAACACCTAATGCCGGAGCACCAGTGATACCAACAGATCTAGTTCTTCCACGTGGACGTAAGAACAAGTTTGGTTTGAAATCGATTGTACCAGCAGATGTTACCATCTTGTTTACATCGTAACCAACAGTTTGTCCAGACATACCTGGAGCTGATCTGAATTGTGGATAAAATTGCTTAATGAAACTAGAAAGAGCAAGAGGCTCTACGTGAAGTTCAGAAGGCGATCCGAAGTTTTCTAGAGCAATAACTGCTAGATCTTCTAAATCATCTTGAGTAAGAACTGCACCGTCCAAATCTTTAACGATTGAACGAACTTCTCCGAATCCTTCGAAGTCTTTTGATTTTTGTTGAGCATCGTCATCACCTTTAACTAATTGTTGTAACAATCCGTTCATAGCGATTGAGTTAGCTGGAAGATCAGAAAGGGCTCCATTTTGAAGACCAGTTGACACGTTAGAATAGTGAGCATGACCCCAATACATTTCACGTTCAACATTCTTAAGAAGATCCATAGTTCCTTCTTTAGCTTGTTGAGCAACGATATCACCAACAACTGTACGAACCAATGTCATTTGGTGAGACACTTTACGTCTTGTACCAAAGAACACGATTCTTTGTCCATCTCTGATGTATGTTGAATCTGATTCTTGTGGTGCTCCACCTTCTCCGATATAAGGAGAAGCGTCTGAACCATAACCGATTAAACGATTATATTGTTCAAATAGATTGTATGCTTTGTCTACAGAAATTGCAGGCCACATTTTTAGGTTTTTCATGTCAAAAGTTACAGACTTTAAAGTGCTCTCTAAAGACTCAGCTTGTAACACACCACCATAAGTTAGGTCTGTTGGTTTACCAGCTCCACCGTAACCGGCAGTGATGGCTTTGTTTAGTGCTTCTACTTCCTCAACTGAAACAATTCCTTGTTCCAATCCCGAAACGATTTGATTTACAGCGTCTTGGTTCATAAATTGTTCTCCTTATTTAATACCGTATTTGTCGGCAATTTGTTTTAGTTCGTTACTATCTCTTGTTGTTTCAACTTTAAAAACGTCTGATGAATCAACTCTAACACCTGATTTCTTAAGATCCATTAGCTTGTCAGCTACTTGACTCTTATTAAGTGCTTGAATTTCATTCTCTGTAGACTTAGCAAGAGGTTGAATTCCTGCAGGAACACCTTTTCTAGCAACTGGCGCGTTTGCCATTGATTCTAGAGCAGCTGTCATTTTTTCAAGTCTATCTTCAAAAGCAGAAAATTTAGAATCAACATAAGATTTCATCAATTCTTCAGAAGAAACAATTGATTTCTTTAGATCTTTGAAGTCAAATTTCTTTTTCTTCTTGTCATCTTCATCTTCATCGTCTTCTTTCTTATCTTCGTCTTTATCTTCAGCTTTTTTAGCTTCTTCTTTCTTTTCGTCTTCTTTACTTTCACTTTCTTCGTGTTCTTCTTTCTCTTCTTCGTCTTTGTCTTCTTTTTTCGCGTGTAGGTCACCGTTTACTGGCTTACCAGCAATTCCGTCACCTGGACCTTCGATTTTGATCTCAGATGCAGCGAATTTAGATTTTTTGATTTCTTCAATTTCTTGAAGAGTATCATCAATTAACGAAGTAAGAGATTTTACTAATTCTTTATTACTTAAGTCCATAGTAGTCTCCTTATTTTTAAGTTCGTTAATTAAGCGCCCATTCCAAGCATATCAGATGAACTAGAAAGTTCTCCAAGAGGAACGATTACATTGTTTGCGTGTCCACAAGCAACTCTTAACACTTGTAAGTGAATCAAAGTAGTTGGGTTGATAGAAAAATTAAGTTTTCCTGGGTTAGCAATACCAATTCCTAAGAATGGTGATACTTGATCAGAAACTCCACCCATTGGACTTGCAATATCTGCAGAAACGTAAGTGATTGTGATACCACCAGCAATTAAAGTTGCAGAATCAGTTCTTGAAACTACTAAGCCTAACTGCTTGCAATTTCGTTCAATTTTGTCTAAAATTTGTACTCGATTAGCCATTTTTATCTCCTTATTTGAGTTTAACACTCTATTAATAGTAAATTCAGTACTTATCATAACATATAGCACAGCTTAAACACATCTTAACTACTTATGCTCTGTTTCTTTATTATACTTGTACTTGGAATGTTCGCTAGATTAGATTTTGTAGTTTGTCAAAATTGAAGTTTTTGTGACATTTTCGACACTTAACTTGATGTTTCATGTGAACTTGCTCGTCGCCACAGTTGTCACATGTTACATATTGCATTCCAGTTTTACCACGAGGACTCTCTAGAGCTTCTGATTGGAATACTCCACCACCTGTTAAATCCATAGGTGAACCTGATCCACCGAATCCTGCAGTTAGTGCTTTAATTAAGTTATCTCTTATTTTTGAATGTGAAGCAAGTTTAGAATTAGCTGCAACTGTTGTTCTTAGTTTGTTAATAACTTGTTGTGCCTTAATAGGATCAATTCCTTTACTTTTAAATTTTTCATGTAAAGCATCTAGGTAACCGGAATCCTTCATTGCATTATTTACATGCTCTTCAAATTTAAGAGGTTTGGTAACTGTTGTGGCTTGTGCTGATGGGTTTAATTTTGCAGCTTTTCTTGCCTCAGCTGCAGCAGCAATATCAGCTTGTTTTTGAGCAAATGCATTACCACTAGTTAGAGGAGCAGTTTCTGATTTAGATGGTGGCACCCTATTTTGAATATCAGATGCTTGAGGTCCCATGCCAGACTCTATTTTAATTTGACCAATATTTTGTTGATACTTATCAAAGCCTTGATTTTTAACTTCAGTTTCTTTTGCTTTCTGTGTTTCTCTAGTTGTATCTGGTAAACTAGGTTTAACAGCAAGACCATCTGGCCCTATTGCTTTTACTAACTCATTGATTTTTCTAATGTTTTGTTCAATTTTATAACTAGCTGCACCTTTCATTATTGTCTCAGTAGATGCAGGAGATACACTTATTTCTAGACCGACACTTTTTGCTAACTCTTGGATTTTATTAATATTCTCAAGAATTGTACTTGCTGAAGCATGACGCTCTATGTGTCTAAAAGATGGTATATTTGTTTCTGCTAGATGCATTACAGATTTAATAAGTTGCTGATCTTTAACCCAATTTTGAGTAGACTTATCTAAGCTTAATGGTTCAACTAAAGTAGCTGTATTTGCAGGAGTAAATGTTAGTGCAACTGAATGAATTTTTGTCTGTGCAAGTCTAGTTGGATCTGATATCCCTCTAGAAATAACTCCACCTTCTACTGAAGCCTTAAGCTTCAAGGGTACGTCTTCTCTATGAATATTTCTTAAAATAGCTGCTACAGCTTTAGCATTTGGATGATCTTCATTACTATGAACATAACCTTTAGCATAAATAAAAGGGGCTTTTATCTTTTCCCAGTAGTATTTTTGACGTTCATTTTCACAATCTTCAGATTTAAAGATCTTTTTAGCTTCAGTAATGATACCTAAGTGGTTGAAAAATCCTTTTCCATGATCGTCATTCCAACGACCTCTTCCTGCTTGAAGTTCTGAAATATCAGCACCTTCTATACTTAAAGTCTCACCTTGGGTGTCTTTAAGCTCAGAACCAGCACAACAATCAATCCATAGTTTTTTATCTTTACCCATGGATTCTATTATACTAGATATTTAGGTTATCCAGTACACAATTATAGCGATGATTACTAAGAGCAACTTCTACACATGGATTATATCCCCATCCATAAGTATAAAGATTATTAACCTTAATAACACCTAGTCTTGTAAAGGTAGTAAGAAGAGCATTAGTGTACATATCTCCATTATGTTCATGTAATGTTCTAAACCCTACCATCTTCTAAGTCCTTGATAATATCTAATTGCTTAATCTTTTCCATAGCTTTTGCTTCTATCTTCTTAACTGTCTCAACTGAGACGTTATTCATATGAGCAACTTCTTTATCTGAAGGAATATCTGTTAGGTAGTCTTTTGTGTAGTTAAAGAAACAGTAATTAGACATTTGATGATTTATTGAGAATGGACACCCACTTAATTTTGACTCTTCTTCTTCTGTTAATTCAGTCGGAGAATTCCTAAGTGCCTTAAGTCTTAAGACAGCAAGAGGACAGTATTCGCAGGGAAGACTGTCCAACTTTCTGGGGCATCTAGGATCCATTGTTCTATCATTCATATATTTCTTATATATTCCATCATAAAGTCTAATCTTTCAGCATCTGCACAACTTACTTCAACTCTTGGGATCCCATGATCTGCTAAGAATTCAGAAACTTTCTTATCTACTTCTTTTGCTTGCTCTTCTGTCTCGTATCTACCTTCTGGATTAAACTTCTTCTTACGTTCTAGGAGAAAATTGATATGTTGTATTCCATTTTTATCTGCTTTTTCTAAGAACTTTAAAGCAGCTTCTTCTATCATTGAAGAACCATTATTATAGAACTTCTCATAAACTGGTGATAAGATTATAGGAGAATCTGTAATTATATAGTCTACTTTTCCGTATAACATATATTCAGATCTAGCTTGCTTACCAAAGATGTAAATCTGATCATATTGACCAACTTTTGCACCAGTCCAAGCCCAAGCTTTAACATACTCTCTTACAAGTTCTACGTTTAACCCATCGCTTTTCATTCTGTGATAAAGACCAGCAGCAGTTGTAGATTTACCTAAACCACTGCCACCCAACATATTAATTACCTTTGTTTTCTTCTCCAATGATTTCCCCTATTTTTAATTTTCTTAAGCCTAAAATTGTAATACTATGAAGATCTCCGCCTAGCTCAGTTTCAACAACGTCACCGACTTTGGCACCCAAAAGTTTCTCTCTTAAAGATTCTGTCTTACATTCTTCCATATTGAACTTACTTCTAA